TGGGCAAATGACTAAAACCGAGGGTTGTAGCCATTCTTCATGGTCATAAAACGCATACCAAGTCGTTCTGTCGTATTTATGCTGATTGTAGTTACCAGTGACCAATACTTTCTGGTCAATGAGGTTTTTTAAGATGCGATTAATCTGTCTTGTCGTCCAAAATGGAAAGCGAACTCTTAAAGCGGCAACGCTATCGTATGACCAAATCCTGTCATCATAAATATTGCGCCCATTGGAAGCATTCATCCCAATAAAGAGTTGAAAGTTGCGAATTAAAATGGCTTCGCCAATCCCATATTTAGCCGCTACTTCGGTGTTAAACGAACAGTTTTCCATCTTCTTTTTCCCCACTTACCAAAACCAATGCAAAAAAAGACCTCCCAGAGAGAGGTCAAAATCAGCATTACTTTTTATATTTGTCTATATTTGCTTTGAGTTTGCCGCCGGACATGACCTCAAACACCGCATTCCAAGGTAATTTGAGAGGTTCGCCCATCCTGTAAACGTGTGATGGGTGCTTTTTTATCGCTTTAGCCGCATCAGCGACCGAGCCGAAATAATCTTTTAAGTCTTTTCTGTTCATGGTGTAAGTAAACCACAGTTCCCCTAGACGGTGCAAACTTAATTGTCGCTTATAGTCGAATCTAACGGAACCAATAATAAAACATCCACTCTAGACATAATGTTTCTTTAGGTTGACACTTCGTAGGTATTTGCTTACAAGAGCAATTCAACTCACAGACAGGTAAACGTAAAATGAAAATCAGTGACAGACTCATCTTAATGAGAAAAGACCTTTCGCTTTCTGGAAGCGAGTTGGGTGCGCTTGCAGGAATTAGCAAATCGGCTATTTCGAAGTTAGAACTAGGAAAATCAACTAACCTAAAGCTAGAGCATCTATATAGCATGGCAGACGAAACCGGGTATTCGGCAGAGTGGATAGCCATTGGTCGGGGCAAAAAAGTAGCAACGCCGCCCGAATTTATCATTGATTTGATGGATTATTCAAAAGAGAATCGTGAACTCATTTTGCAACTAATTAGCCACATACCCAAGCGATAAACACACATATTTGTCGACTATAGGCGATAAAAGTATTGTAATCACTTCACCCCAAGAGTAGACTATAAGCGACAACATAGTTATTTTGGAGTGAACAATGAGCAACCTCGGCAGAACAAAACAGATACACCTCAATGTATCTGAAGAAGAAAAAACTACATTAAAGACATGGGCAGAAAGTCAGAATATGACGATCACGCAAGTGCTTCGCAACCACATTGCCAAGCTAAAAGTCTTTTCAGATGCAGAGTTGCAAGCACTGAAAACACCTAATTTTGTTAAACAAGATTTCGAATTAGAACCAGAATCACCACGATTAACGTTCCATTTAACCCACACACCTAGAGGATTTTGCCGTCCTTGCGACACGCTACGCATACATGAAAATGGCAAATGTGCGGCTTGTGGTGAGTGGGTAGTGGTCGAGTGATATGTCTGACTATTTCATCAATAACGACCACCATCTTGACCCCCCAGATGATCCGTATTATGAATCACCGGAACTGCAAGGGCATCAAGAAGAACTACTGAAAGACCTTGAGAAAATGACAGCAGATTTAGATTTCAACCAAGGGGCATCAGACGAATTTTACGAAGCTGTTGAGGAAGAAGTTGACAGGCTTAGGAGGTTATTCAAATGAGTTTACATAAACGATTGAGCGACATTCAAAAGAAGTTGGTCGCTCCAAAAAACCAACAAGGGCATAACTACAATTTTCGTAGTTGCGAAGATATTCTGGAAGCACTCAAGCCGCATCTTGGAGAGTGTGCCGTCACGATGAGTGATGAGATTGTGATGGTGGGCGAAAGATACTATGTGAAATCACACGTTTGGTTGTGTGATGGTGGGGGCGATGACGCTGTTGGCGCTGTCGCTTGGGCAAGGGAGCCAGAGAAAAGTAGAACCGGAATGGATGAGTCGCAAATCACAGGTAGCGCATCCAGTTATGCGCGGAAATATGCTTTGTCTGCGCTGTTTGCGATAGACGATGTGACTGATCCAGATTCGATTAAACATCGAGGGATTCTCGCCAAATTATCTGATCCAGAAATTAACGAAACAGCGGTTAGAGAAACGGCAGAATTGGTAACAGAATTGATGGAAAAAGATGACACTGCCGGAGCCTATCAGCTTTATGACGAACTAAACCGGCTAGAGCAATCTCTCATCTTAACCGCGCCAAAGAACTTCACTGACGCGAACATCAAGCCTATCCTCACAACAGCAGAAGTGAAATGGTTCAGAGAAAGCGCCAACGACCAAGCGGCTATCAACAAGCAATTAGCAGAACAAGAAAAAACTAAAGCAAGGGGTAAGAAATGAGTGAAAAACAAGAAATAATATTTGTCGGCAACGGCATAGAAAAGTTTGGTGGAAATCTGATTTCCGTCACTATAAATTTGGACAATTTACGAGCCGCAAGGAAGCATGAGTTGACACAGGATGGTCATGGATTTTTCGAATTCAACGGCGTGAATTACGTCAAATTGAATATCCAAAAAAACAAAACTGGTCAGCCAAATGAGTATGGCAAAACGCACTATGTCGCCGTGGATACATGGAAACCAGACTCTCAAAAAGCCGCAATTAAAGCCGCGCAACCCAGAGCGTTTGACTCGCCAAATCGAGCCGCGCCACCGGCAACTAAAGCTGATGAATTTGATGATGACATTCCATTTTGATTGAGGTGATTTATGAGCAACAAGATCAGAAAGAAAAAAATTAAACAAAAGTTTACTGCCGATGAAAAAATGCGGCATCGCGACCCAAACACTAGGGGCGCAAGGCGGAATAACCGCAAACTACCGAGAGGTAATAAAGTTAACTAGGAGTTAATTATGGACGTAACCAACTGGAACAAAAAAGAAGTCAGACAACTTGTAGATGTGCTGATGGAAGACAAAGAAGAACTTAAAACGCGCATCGAGGAATTGGAATCGCAAACTTCCTTGCATAACCAACTGATTTCAACACTTGGATTGCTGACAATTCAGACGCTTGCCATGTTTGATGATGAGCGAAAAGTTAATTCAATTTTGGACAAATTCAACACGGCATTAGATGCTTTTGTTGACGATGAAAATGTTGATGTTAGCACTGTGACCAAGGACATAAAATCAGCAGTAATTAACCACTGGCAAAATACTGACCCAAAAAGACGAAAATCACACTAACACGTTGGGCGTGTCTGGCGCGTAAATCGGTGAGTGGCGCGGAGTTTATTAATGTTCTCTCCCATAACCGCCGAGTGCATGGGGTAATGGGGTAACGCCCATAAAATTGCCATGCAAATATTGGGGTAGAACGACACCCTCTCATATGTCGTTCTGCTCCCCCATTAACAACTTTTAATCGAGGTAAAAAATGGATAAAACAGTAACCGAAAAAACCAGTGAATTGCTCGACTCGATGTTTCAGATGGGGTATGAGCAAGGCTACAGCAAAGCACTTTGTGATGTTGAAGCGTTAATCAAAAAACGTGACGATGAAATTAAACGTCAAAAAGCCAAGAACTTCTACGCGCAACCACACGAATCATCATCGAGATGAGCGAAAAAGAATGCTTGGCGTGTCGGCAGACCAAAGCCGTTGAGTTATTCCATGTGAATCGAGGATTAGCTGATGGTCGGGCAAAACGGTGCAAGGCGTGTGTGAATGCCGAGCGCACCGCTATCATCAAGTGCATCACTTGCAACACTGAGAAAACGGCAGAAAGATTTTATCTGAATCTCAAAGCCACAAGCCGCATGGATGTATGCAAGGACTGTTACGGTGAAGCGCCGACCAGAGCGGCACACACAAGCACAAACATTCATAACACCGACCCGGTGGATTATCAACGCATTAGAAAGCATCTCTCTAGTGATTTGTCGGAAAAAAGTGACCGTCAACTCGTTGAGTTATGGAATGTCGAAACAGATTATATATTGCCTAGAAAAAGCGGCAAAAAGAAACCATTGAAACTGATTGGGAAAGAATGAATGGAAATTATTCAAAGCGACACAACCGTTTATCAAGAACCAAGTAAGCCGGTACTGAAAAGTTCTATGAACCGCAAAATTGATTGGGCATTGCTAGTTCAGAAGTTGAAATCGCAAAGCGGCATGACGAGCCGCAACATTGCCGGAAATATTGGCATGACAGAAAACAAGTTAACAAAAATAATCAACGAATCGCATGAGTTCCGTGAGGGCGACCAAGCATTAGCCTTGTTGGACGCTTATTTACTTTATTGCGGCGAAAACCCACCGAAAATTGGCGATTTTGAGTAATTATGTTGCTCACTCAAGACGAAATCACTGAACTAACCGGATCAAAACGGTTGAGAACGCAGATTTTTGTCTTGTCTGAAAATCAAATTGGGTTTATTGTCAGATATGACGGTAAATTGTCAACAACATGGGATGCCGTTAATTCGGCACTCATAAATTCCGAAACAGAAAAAGAGCAAGCGCCAAAACTCGATTTTTTATCATGAAAAGACTGCCGACAAGGGTTTATCTTAAGCATAACGCTTATTATTACGTTACCTTGCCGGACAGAAAATGGATCAGATTGGGCAAATCCGAAGCGGAGATGTACAAGTCACTAGCCAAAATAGCTGACCTTGATTCTGGCAGAGGAACAATGACGGAATACCTCATTCGTTATGAAAATGAAATCATCCCCACCAAAGCTGAAACCACACAAAAAGACAATTTACGCGAACTACTCAACTTAAAACGTGCTTTTGGGCATATGAATCCAGAAGCCATTAAGCCAAAACACATTTACGCATACATGGATGCGCGAAAGACTGCAAAAGTTGCCGCAAATCATGAAAAATCACTGTTATCCCATGTATTTTCATACATGATCCGTTGGGGTATTGTCGAATCCAACCCATGCCGCGAAGTTAAGAAGTTCACCGAAAAGCCGCGCACCAGATACATAGAAGATTCGGAATATTTCGCGTTCAGAGATTTTGCGCCACCGATGATTCAAGCCGCAATGGAAGTTGCCGTAATAACTGGTTTACGGCGTGGTGATTTACTGAATCTGAAAAGTAGCGACCTAGAAAATGAACGACCCATTGTCACCAGTAAGACCGGTAAAAAAGTCATTTTTGAATTAACACCAGACTTGTTGGCGGCAATCAAGTTAGCTAAAGCAACCAGAGTGATGCCAAGTATTTATCTCATCACTAACAAGAAAGGTCTACCGTATACGCTCAGTGGATTCTCATCCAATTGGGGTTTTTATATGAAAAAAGCAATTGATTCTGGGATTTTAGCAGAACGATTTAGATTGCACGACTTGCGCTCTAAAGCCGGATCAGATCACAACCAAGGCGATAGATTATTGGGGCATCAAGACCCGAAAACAACCCGGCGGCATTACGAAAGAAAGCCAATTAAAGTCCAACCTATCCGATAATTAGTTAGACAAAAACCAATTAGTTAGACACATCGTTGAAAATAACAGTAAAAACAAGCATTTACAACGTAGCTAACTGTCAGCAGATCAGTGACAAAAAGACCATTTAACGCTTTAAATTCAGTAACTTAATCAAAATAGTGTCTAACTGTAATCGTTATTTTGGACGATTATTATCAATAACTTACGTTTTTTAGCCATAAAAAGTTAGACATTATCCTTTCCGCATCAGCATCGCATTATTAGCCGATCTGCTTGGCAATTGTCTGGCATAGGCACTATCTAAAATCTGCGCCGCCGCTTCATTAAAATCACCGATATTGACCGCACGAATGGTTTTTTTGAAGCGTTTAAATCGAGTTTTACCCAGATTAAAGCACATATCCATCAAGCATTTTTTCCGGTTATAGCTTAAATCATCAAACGTCTGGAATATTTCACGCAATTCATCCGCAACAATTTCCAAATCATGCTCAAACATGATATTGGCTTCTTCTTCGGTGATGCCGTTATCTTCAATGTTTCTGCCATAACCAATCGTCAGCTTTCCGGCAGGACATTCGTAGGGTTTAAGCCGCAACCCCTCGTTGCGTTGGATATATTCCTCAGTAATCATATGGCATTCCGGTTTCATTGCTCAGAGCAGTTAATTTGAATGGAATTTGGTTCAAGTCGACTCGCAACTGCCGTCCGTATCAATTTGCGTTTAGACGCGCTCACAGAGCAATAACGGTCAACTGCCATAACCGCACCATGTTCAACCATTGCAAGCGTAGAACACGCTGTGAGCAGTGGAATAGCCAACATCACTATTAATGCTAGGATAAAATATCGTGGAAAACTCATTATTCTAACTCCCTTGTTAATCGAACGTAATTGCTAACCGAATGGTCTGCTAATGAATCAATCTTTTTATCTAAAAACCCCTCAAACATTCCTGACCCGAATTGTTTTAACCGATGCCAGAAACTTGGATTTGTGGTGCAAGTGCCGTCACTGTTGAAGTAGAAAGCGATTCCAGTGTGTCTATAATTCCAGACTGCCATCGGGTGCCGACAAACAATATCTGAGTTATTTATAAATCGAAAAATGCGCTCCCCATGCTTGAAGTTTAGCACTGCCGCATAGTCAGAGTTGCCCACTCTTGGTGACCCGAAAGTGTAAAGTTGTGCCGAATAGTCATCGTACCGGGAAAATGCCAAAGTTGCCACCGCCGCTCCTAGCGAATGTCCGGTGAAGATGACGGTTCTACCCTCCGACAATCTTTCCATATCCTCGCTAATAGCATCCCAAACCATGTCGAGTGACTTTTTAAACCCTCGATGCACCTTTCCTGCTTCCCCATCGGACTCCACTGGTGTTAGCCTAAATTTCAAGTCGGCTTTAATATCTGAAAAATCGGTGATTTCTGTGCCGCGAAAAACAAAGATAAGTTCTGTTGCTGTCCAGACGGTATAAAATTGGTTATAAAAAACGGAGTGAAAGTTAAAGCGTCTGTCTGTGTGTAATTTCTGAAACGCTTTTAGTGGCAAATAAGCACGTTCTGAAAGTTGTGCCATCTCAAAAGCACGATTTTTATCCATAATAAAATACCTCAAAAATATTTTGTAACACCCAGACTGCAATAGAACTTCCTAAAATCGCAAGACCGATATAGAAAATCACTTCTACAAAAAACCTCCACCATTCTTTCAACTGAAAATCTCAATCAAAAATAAGTGCATCACATACCCTAATAAAAACATGGTGTAAGCAATACCTAAAAAAGCTAACAGTATTGGATAGTGATGGGCGAAATACACTCACAGTTTCAGTGTTTGAATAAAACCGATTTCACTTAGAATGAAAAAACCCACAGCACCGTAGCACATAAAAGTAATGCGATTAATCTGCATCAGGATTTGGTCAAATTTTTCTTCTAGCGCATTAATTCTCCGCTCAAGTTCGGCATCTCTTTTGCCCAATTCTTCACACATCCGCTCATCCATCATTTCATCCCTATGATAAGTTTTAATCCGCCAAACAGTGACCCTGCAAGGATCAGAAATGCTGCGACCCAAGCAACACAGGTCATAATGAAATCTGTTCGTTCTGCTTTTTGCCGATCTTCATCCCGTTGAGCCTTGAGCCTTGCTTTCTGTTGTTGTCCTTCGAACCGGAGGAAGTCGTCCCACATGAGATGGCGAGTTCGTATCATTAGTTCTTTAAGTTGTTCTCGCTTATTTCGCATAGCTTCTTGAGCCATGAATATTTCTAAATCAGATTCCTGATCCGAACCTTTCTTAGCGAGTTTCGCCTTGTGTTCTATTTCTCTACCGGCATCGGAGAACTTAGACAAATGGTCGCCCAGTTCCCAGACCTCCTTACCATTAGACACCGCAGTCCTGATGACTTCAAATGCGGCGTTGGCTATGGCGAGTTCAGCTAGCATTCACATCCCATGCTTGCGTACCTTCGTTCCACATATATTTCTGTCCATCGTCTGGCATTGGAGTCGGTGCATCCCATCGGCAAGTATCTTCGTTCAGTACCCATGACGGGTATTGCTTCGGTGGAATGAAAGCGTCTCTGAGTCTGTCGTATGAGTAACCAATCCCTGCGTAGTTCTTTCTAAAGTTGCCGTTGTATGATGTTTGTCTATATGTGCTATCTGTTCTAGCACAAAGCGCTAATTCATTATCGGCATCATTGCCGACAGTCACGTTCACAACCACTCCTAAATTATCTATTTTTGCAAAATGCGCCATTCTGTTGCCCCCCTAGTTATACGTTACAGTTTCAGAAGTGGACGAAGCTGCCGTTATGACGTGTATAGTGAATCCCGATACGCTGGTAACGGTTGAATATGTCACCCCAGATGAGAAAGTGGCGGTGTATCTATCTGGTATTTTTAGAATGACAACCCCAGAGCCTCCATTTCCTGCCGATCCGCCGCCACCACCACCACCAGAGGAACCTCCGCCCGAACCGGTATTGATATCTCCATGAGTGCCGCTATTAGACGTTGAGTTACCACCAAAACCACCAACCCCAGAACCGCCAGTGCCTCCACTACCTCCAGTAGCACCCCCACCACCGCCACCAGCGTAGTAAAGCGCCGTTCCAGTTATAGAACTTGATACCCCATCACCACCATTACCACCAGAAGATGTACTTCCGTCCGCACCCACACTTCCTGCTCCACCACCCCCACCAGCACCATAAGCAGGTGAATATCCGCTAGCCACACCGTTGCCACCTGCATGACCTTGACCAGCAGTTCCACTTGCACCACCTGATGTGTTAAATGATTCTCCACCACCACCAGACCCACCAGACGTTGCGTTTGCAGTTGGTTGACTTTGCGCTCCACCGCCACCGCCACCGATAGTGACAATGGAAGAATAAGTAGAGTTACTGCCCGATCCCCCAGTCGTGTTCACAGAACTAGCACCGGAACCCCCAGCACCAATAATCACTGAATAAGTTGTGCTATCGAGAAGAAAAGAAGATGATCCTGTCAAAAGACCCCCAGCACCCCCACCACCAGACCCAGTGCTGTTATATGATTTAGCGCCACCACCGCCACCAGCGACTACCAAATAATCTGCCACTGGTGGGGCTGCTTGTATGGCACCCAAACCGTCCCCAATATTAGTCCAAAAATTCTCATCCGTAGTAGCATCGGTGCAAACGTATGCTTCACCAGAAGTTGAGTTAATCCAGAAGTGACCTACTGTAAGGTTTGATGTGATGAGCGGGTCAGTTGTTGCTGTTGTTGAGTCGGTTAAATCTGCGAGTGATGTTGCTCCACCACCCGAACCGGATGCCGCAGCAGTTGGAGCAGTGATACGTATCCTTGCTGTTGCGTCTGCTCCAGTTCTATTAGTTACCTTGGTTGTTGTACCGGATTCAAACTCAACGCCCCAATCTTCAAATGTGTCTAGTTCCCAATAAGAAGCAGAGTCCTTGGTGAAGTCGATGGAACTGAATGAACCACCGGCAGTAATATCAACTTTAATCTTAGCCTGTCCTGCACTAGAGGGTACGGTTAGCACTCCATGATCGGCAGAGAATGCTGTCCATGTTGCACTAGATGGGTCACTAGCTAGATAGTCAAACGAAAACGCTGTAGTAGCATTAGTTGCATCTAGTGCCGTTTGTGTTAATGAATATACATTGGTTAAAACAATGACATCATCTAGTACTGTTTCACCGGCAGTGGTTAATGAGGGATACGCCGCGAGAAAACACAGACCATTCATTGTTCTAAAGACACTTCCATCATCTCTAGCGCGAAATTTGTAATAACCGGCGGTTAATAATGGTGATGAAATTAACCAAGATGAGTGTGTTGCAGGACTTGAGAACACTCCGTCATATAATGCCGTTTCTGGCAATCCAGTATTATCAGTTTCATATATATCCCATTGTTTGTTGCCAGAATTTAGACTGCCGGATGATATGTCACCATCATGATATGACATCATGAAACAATCTGCAGCGAGATGTACTGAGAAATAATGAGTTGGGGTGGTTACATAGTTCGGATCACCACTGATTACATTAGTGTCGTTCATAGAAGTCCACTGATTGTTTTGGCTCACCCCCGTTATAAATGTAGCAGTTATAAGATTGTCGTTAATTACTAGTTGTTGTGTTATATCCTCTGGCGTTCGTGCGGCAGCAACAAAAACCTTCTTATCAACCGATGCACCGGCAATCTGTTTCTCAATATACACAGACCGCATTTCTGCTGTGTCAGCGGTGTGGGTATACGTTTCTGGAACAAGATGGGTGAATAACTTCTCATCATCTATCAGCGTACCAATCGAACTACCACTGGATGTACTAGCTGATGCACTAGCAGTCGGAGCAGTGATTCTGAATCGTGCTGTCGCATCTGCACCTGTGTTATTCGTGATCGTTGTCGTGAACTCGTCGGTGAACTGAACTCCCCAATCGTTATATGTTTCTAGTTGCCAGTGGGTTGATGCTGCGGTAACTGGAATTGGAACTAATGTAGATGGAGGTGTGAAATTAGATGTATATCGGGCTGACCCTACCGTTATACGGAAATCTTCTACGTTTCCAGTGTAATTATATTGAGCAGAGTATCCAGAACCGATGACTGCATCAGAGATAATATAGTTAGTTGGGTCGGAGACTGAATACGCAGAAGTTCCATCAAGATACACTTGTGTCGTTCCGCTCGATCTCACAACTGCAACATGCATCCACTCATTTAACGTAATGCTACCCGTGACGTTTGAGTAAGACCCTCCACCATACCATGTCCATAAAGAAGTCCTCCAGTTTAAACCAATTGTTGAACCGTAACCTGTATCAAAGCCACCGGCAGAATCAGATAACTGAAACAAGTTCCAGTTAGTGCTAACGGTTGGGCGAATCCAACATTCAACTGTGAAATCACCAGTACCTATGGTCGATATCCCATCGTAAGATACTCGGCTATTACCATCGAATGATAAAGAACTTACACCGAATTTAGTATTAGTCGTGTCGATGCTTACAGTGCCGACCTCAGTAGCAGTTTGTTCGAAATCGCTCAAATCAGTTAACGTGTTACATACTAATAACTCAGTTCCGGTTAGGTCTGGTGCAGTAGCCGGAATCTCAACAAACTTCTCTATATAAACCGAGCGTAGATCTTCTGAGTCTGACGTATGTGTTAATACAGCAGTTTTATCTGCTACAACTGTTATATCTGTTGCCGCAGTAGCAGAAGTCGTTCCGGCAGTACCATCGTTTTCATATGTGTACGCTGTCGAGGTGGAGTGGTTATCCCAGATAACGCCTGCTGTGAGAGTAGTGCCGCCTGATGGTGTTGCTGTGCCGCCAGAACCAACGACCTCAACAATCGAGTCATCGGTATGCTTCGTGAACAACTTTCCATCGCTCGTGTTAACGGCTAACTCACCTACATCGAGGTCAGCCGCAGTCGGTTCCGCCCCGGCAATCGAAGATTTTTTTGTCAGTATTTTGTTAGCCATAATTTTCCTTAGAAAGTGCCGCCGTCAATGAGCTGGTCTACATTCATTTTCGATGCCAACGCATTTGTCATAGTTGTTGCAAAGTCGCCATCAGAACCTAACGCTGTTGCAAGTTCAGCAAGAGTATCTAGTGCCGCAGGAGCAGAGTTAACAAGATTTGCTACTGCTGTCGAAACAAATTCAGTGGTGGCGATCTGTGTTGTATTCGTTGATGCCGCAGCCGTTGGTGCTTTTGGGATGCCAGTAAATTCTGGCGACTCCAGATTAGCACCTCCACTACCGGCAACCACTGCCGCAACTGCCGTACCCACAAATGCTGTGGTCGCAATTTTAGTCGTTTCATCTCCAGTAGCCGGTGTTGGTGCAGTCGGTGCGCCGCTAAGTTCAGGACTAGCCAATGGCGCAAAAGCGGCATCCACTTCTGTCTTGAGATATGAGGTCGTTTTATCTGCTTTCAGCAACAAAGAAGCGTCAACTTCTGATTTCAAATAAGAAGTCGCTTGATCTGCTTTTAGGTCTAACGCAGCATCAACTTGCACAGCAGTATAAGTAGTTGCCGCATTAGCTTTTGCATTGACGAATGTGTCTACTTGGGTTTTCGTATAAGTGGTCGATGCTAATGCGCGTAGGTCAACTGCCGCATCTACTTCGGCTTTTGTGTAAGTTGTGGCTTGATTCGCTTTCAACGCCAATGCCGTATCAACTTGTGTTGCTGTATACGTTGTTGCTAAATCAGCTTTTAATGCTAAAGCGGTGTTGACTTGTGTTTGTGTAAACACATCAGCAGTATTAGCTTTTAAGTCTAACGCCGTATTAACTTCCGTTTGCGTAAACACATCAGCGATATTGGCTTTAAGCGTTTGATCTCCACCGATGATCGCCATATTATTATTCGACTCACCAATGAAAAGTTTTTTTGAACTTTCAGAATAAGCTAACTCACCCTCAACCAATCCGGTTGGTGTATTGGTCGTTAACGAGCGTTTAATTTTAATTACATTTGCCATAATTCTTTCTCCTAGAAATATCCGCCATTAAGCGACAATGTGTCGGGCGTTTGATTTTGTATTGTGTCAGCATCAAGTCCACTTCCAACACCGTCAACGGTTTTCAGTTTCGTGAGTAGGTCACTTGCTGTTTCAGTTGTTGCCATGTTTGCGTTCTTGATTCTTTTTGATATGCCATTGTCGTTAATGACAAATTCCATTTCGTCTTTCGGTGTAGTCAGTTCCGGCAACCCGGAAATCGCGGAATCAGCCATTCAGACCTCGCTTCTCAGCTTTTAGCTGAAACTCCCATGCCGCATCAATGCCGGATGAATTAACTGTGATTTGTGCCACATAGACCGTGTTGTGTCTCAATTGCAAATCGCTCTGCAAGTTGAACGCATAATCCCCATCGCTAGTCGCAACATAATTCATTGCCACAGGAAAAGATTGTCCGGCAACGGCGTTTCCTGATGTGTCACTTAGCGACAGCATCACAGTTGCATCATTCACCACTGCGTTGGTTGCCGCGTTCGTCAACCCAGAAATCGACACAATATTATCGTTGCCGATGTACAAAGTTTTCATATTCCTACCTCCAATTTAATTCTGTCTCCAGACTCCAACAACAAATATCCACCACTTTCCAACAGCAGAAATGAATCCGGTAACACTGGCAAAACAATTTCGTTCACTGCAATCGTCCCTGACATGCTGACTGCCACATTGAGTGACATATCGAGCGCAATCTTGCTATCAATACTCGTCTTTTTGAGTGCCGGAGCAACATCAAATTGAGCCGTTGCGTTAGCCATTAGAATCGCACCAGAAGTTTATTTGATGTAAGTGCTGTACCGGCAAAAACAGCGTGTTCATCTTCACTAGACTGCAAAGACCCGTCACCCCTGACCCACATTTTTGTGCCGGGAACCAATCCGGTGCGCGTTGTTTCGATTGATCCTACAGTGAGGATTAATGCTGATTCACCATCAGCGTGATTATTGGCAGCAAATCCGACAAATGGCATATCCCCCAAGTTTGACACGATCAAATCTGAACCGGGATCATAAATCATCACGCTGATTTCTCCCCCGTTTGAAAAGAACCAAATCGTTTTGTTCACATGAACAACTTCATGACCTGAATTACTTCTTGCAACCACTCCCGGTGAAAACGTGTGTGTGCTAGATGCGATGCCGATAGAGAATGTTTGAACTGCTACATGATTCTCAGACCCATGCAGGCGAAACGCTCTGACTGCCAATGTGCCGCTTTCTGCACCTGCCTGACCGTATGTAAAAGCCTGATGATAATTGGAATAAACCATATTAACGTCATTCGGCAATGGATAACTTCCCGGATTAGGATTAACAGCACTAATATTTAAATTGTCGGTCGCACTTCCAAATGTCGGTGGTTGACCCTCAACATCTTGCCTGATCGGTAGAAGACTCAACAATGCGCCACGCTCTATTTCGGCAGGGTATGTGCCGGAAACTGTTTGCCACCCGACATACGATTTTAATACCGAGCAACTGCTTTTCGCCCATGCACTCGTTACCTTCAATGTGTTCATGCGCTGCGTTGTCCACCAACCCCCATTGCTATGTTGAATTGTACTCCACACCCTTTGCCCTGATGTGTTCAGATAACCAAGACAATATGCACCATCAACATCAAAATAATAAACGTCTAGGGCAAATGACAGTGGTGACGCGAGCCAATCGACAACAGTGCCGCTCGGTGCATACGCATGACACCCGGAGCAGTTCAAGAATCCATCGGATGATGGGTTCACGTTATGTAGCGAACCCTCAACAACCAAATCAGTGCCGTCGAATGTATATATCCCTATCTTTCTCTGCCCACCGGCATCACGATAGATATAATCAACATCGTGAGGATCGAGCGGTGGAGTCAATCCAGACGCATATTGACTGAAACCATTCAGCGAATCACCATAACTCCCAAAAGAGATAACGACCTTATCATTAACAGCGTCATAAAAAGCCGCACTCTCATAAAAAGTTGCGTGATACCCATTATTGAAAGTTTGAGATACCCCCCATGAGACACCACCAGAGACCAACGTGCCGACAATAAACTGCGCCCCATTTTCATGGTCATACCAGACCAAAAGTTTATCCCCGGCAATGCATGCGGAAATGTGACCATAGTTTTCAAAGTTCACCCCCCACAAAAATCCAGAAGCCACAAACTCGCTGTCGTGATCCACTTGAAAATCATCAGCAGTTGGCACGGTGTGACCAATCAGACAGCGCACAGATGTTGGCACTGTCGCATCTTTCACTCTTTCATCCAAACTACTGCCAAAGGTATACAGCACAACTGATTGATTCCGATCTGCATCATATAGAGAGGTGTGTATTTTGGTTTCACTACCGGTAGGATTCGTCCCATTTAGTGGGATGCTCTGAATATTGGTGAACTGCATAGCGGCGCTAAGTGTCGTTGTTCCAACAGAAGTGACCGTGCCGTCAGTATTCAATAATACCGGCTCGCCTGCTACCAAAGAACCAGATGCAATCAACTCGACAGCACCTCCTGCACCAACTCCGCCGCCTGCGGAAGCCCCTCCGGCAGTGGTTGTTCCTGCTGATGCAAGTCCATCAACAAAATTCGCTCTGGTGATTTTCTTGACCGTTCCGGCATCTTCCACCAGAACTTCCATCGCATTATTTGCGACAAGAATTGCCGGTAAGTCGGTTAATTTAGTCTGTGCCATCGCTTGCTCCTGTGATGTTTGCAACGAGCAACTGGCTGTTTAGTGCCATACTCTTGTTATTCGATTCCACCATCTCGTCACGAAATGACGAAATCGCTTGTGTTTGTCCTCTATTTGTTTGACTCATTTCAATCTGCAATACGGGCATCCATGCAATGGCGCACCTGTATTCATCTAATTCCTCGTTAGACTGAGGGTTCTTGCCGACCACCTTGGTGTACCAGTGGCATTGATGGATTTGCCCATCTTTAATTTCTTCGCACTGGCTCCCAAGTGGGCATGTCATAACCCTTTCCATTACGTTTTCACACCAACCACCACATCTGTGTATTTTGGGCTAGAAGTAGGAGTCGCAGAACCCGTTGAATGACTCGATGCTCCTGTGGAGTAAGAAACTGTTGCTGCGACTGAATGAACGTGACCCTCCAACCATGACCCAAATGCAACTGTGCCCCCAACACCTCCACCAGTGCCAGTGACAACTCGCAATGCAGTATCGGAGTGGCTTGTCTCATCCTCCAACACCCATCCTGTCGGTGGTGACGCTTGGTTAAAAATCATTCTTGTTCCAGACGGGAATGACGAAGTGGCGTTGGCTTGTAAAATCGGATGCCATGCATCATTCATGTAGATGTTGATCGTTGTTTGCGTGGTATCAAGCCACAACATCCAACCCACAGGGTTCGTAGGTGCTGTTGCCCCAGAATTAAGTGTTGCAAGTGACATTAGAGCATCATTAATATCTGCTCGAACCGATGATCCAGTGCCGTTGTCGATGATAAAATCAGTTGTTTGTGCCATCGCTAAAATCCTGTAGCTTGATAGTTAAAAGTTGTTGTAATCGGTGCATCGTTCACATCGACAAATGTAACAGTAAACCCAGACAACGTGATATTTGATATTTCAAAACTCCCCACCAAATCATGAGCGGAAATTCCTAGAAATGGTGGTCGCCGAAATGGCTTATCAAATGTAACAGTGTGAATACCTGTCGCATCAGTTTCGATGCCAAAACCACGCGCAGTTCTATCAGGTACATTAGCAGTAACGCCTAGCTTGCTGACTCGCACATTAGTGTTCTGCATGGGAGATGTCAGCACTAAGCGAAAATCAAATGCCAGACCGGTCATTTCTACACCATCCACAAGCGTCTGCCAGTCACCAGTTTCACTAATATCGTTACGAGTGCGAACTTGAATTTCTTTTGTCACACTGCCACCGGCAAGCGAGTCGAACTCTGTCCATGAATCCATGAATGGAACTCTCGCATCAACCAAATCCTCAAGTGACAAGTCCTCACTGTCTAAGATGCTCTTGAACGTGACCGACCCGATTTCTGCGAGTGTCAATCCGCTTGCGAAATTATAAATTCCTTGTTCTGGAACAGTGTAACTATTCGTCACCAGAATATCATCACCGGTATTTGTGATGAGGGTATCACCATTATTCAACTCAATGAGAAATGGTTCAGGCATCAATTGAAGCACATCATCGACAACTTCTGTCTGCCAGTGCGACCCGGCAAACTCAACGTGCTGAATGAACTCTTGCAATTCGTTCAGTTGCTTTTCTTCTATTGTTGAAACTGCCGCAACATGGTTCGGCGATTCCATGCCTTGCCGAACCGCTTTCATCATATATGTGCCGATTTTATGTGGCGTTGTCGTTGTAACTGCCGCGTAAGAAAGCGTTTTGATCTGTGTGCCATCCGACCACTTTGCATCATCCAGAACTGAGGTGTGCCGCAGTTCCAAACTTGCCTTTGTGTCGGTGATTCTATTCCATTCAAGATTTGCAACAGAGTCCGTCACAGTAACATTGAGATACTGCAAATCAATTGGCGCATCTTGATGCCCATCGAACGTAATATCACCGTAGTGCCAAGCGCTCGGAACTCCCGTTACGTTCACGGTACGAACTCGCAACTCAAAAACTGTGGGTTCGTCCACGACATTATTAATATATTTGGTGTAACTGGTCATGACGAAGCAACCTTGTCGGTGTTTGACTCAATCTCGTCAAGTCGAATCCACTCTCCGGTGCTACGACTCCGATATTCAAATTCAGCGTAATCAGCAAACGGCTCGTTGGTTTCCCAAGTCACTGTCGCTTTTGTGACAAGCGTGTCGTCAGGGGCAATATTATCCAGAGATTGTGGAGCGTATGTGATTTCCTCGTTGCTAACCATGTCAGTTGGTGGCAAACAAGTATCGTGCTTTGGTAGGTTCGTGTCTGACTTGGATTCGGTATGTAAATTCAGTTCAGAGACATCATACACCGATTCCTCATACTCTCGACAGCCGATTAAGATTTCATCATTCGGTTGCAATGACATTTTTAATATCCGAAACGGTTTAGCATCCCATCCCGGTGTTGGATGTGTGATGTTTATCACATCGCCAACTTCGACCACCATACCAATAATGGTTGCTGTAAATTCCGCATAAATTTGTTGTCGTGACTGCTTGAGATTAGCAAGGGCAATCTGTTGTGCTGTTGCCGCATCACTTGTAAATGGCAGTTTCAAATCGGCTTGCAGAACTAAATTATTATCAGCATCTTTTCGCAACTCCTTGCTCTCGACAACAATCTGATCGTCCTGCCAAGTTTCGGCTTGGTTGAAAAATCTTGCTCTGACAGAATTGAATGTATTCGATTTATCGCCCAGAGAAATATTCCATGAACCGGTAATGTTATCCGATGACGCTGTGCCAGTAACAGACGTTGGTTTGTCGATGACGAGTCGATATTTGCCACCAGAAAAGACCATAATCCCACGGCAACTGGTAAGCAAGTCACCCAGAATGCTCATCGCTTTTTTATCTACATCTACCACGCCGTTGCAGGTATATCGTTTAGCCGCTAGGTCTTGTCCTTGAAACAATATATCAAGACTAGCACCTCTATCACCGCTCATAGCCAAGTCTGGATTGGTGACCACTTTGATGCTCGTCAACGCGATAGGGTCATTCAGCGTAATAGTAACCGTTGCGCCCCTGTGACTTCGATTCCCTAACCAATAGCTATCTGATGCGGATATTTCTCCACCGGGCAATCCGTGTGATGTTGCCAACAATGTCGGGTCAAGAATATTACCGACAGCAAATCTATCGTCAAGGGTTTCAGATGCTTCAATCGTTACGCCGTTGCTGTAACTTGCCTTAGTTGATGACTGATCTATTCTGTCACCCACATCAAACTCAACACCATCAACCAATAAACGCAATGCCCCGAATGCAGGATGTGTCTCTGTAGCGTTAACCGTGATGATGATTTTTTTCACACCGCTAAATGTTGCCGGAACATCGCTCGTCACCGTGTATTCTTCTTGAGTCGCAACGCCTGTCTGATATGGCACTGACAGTGTTGCTATGTCCTGCATCTCGGCATCGCTTGTACCTTTAGTGACCAATTCATCACAATAATCTGCCGCAACGATAATCGCCGCATCATCTATGTGAACTTCGTCAATGCCACGACCATAAACGTCATTAGTCAGATAATCTCTAATGCAAAGCGCCGGATTATCGCTCCACGCAATAACGTCAGTTCTTGGGTCTTTGACTTTCACACCTTTCACATCGAACGTGAATGTTGGGATGCCGGAATACCAAACCTTTGTGTCATGATATAAGCGAACGTAGATATATGCCACTCCACTCAATTTGTGGTTTGCAGTCCACTGATCCGGTAATCGCTCAATCAGTTTTTCATCGGCAACCTGATCCCATGCGCCAAGATGTTCGTTGAATTCGACAACCGGAACACCTCCATGAGTCACTTCAAATCTGTCGTTTATCACTCCATCAACTTCATACTGAACATCATTGATCCAAATCTTGTCAAACGATTCAATTTCACCCTCTGCAATCGCCAGAACCATGTGTAGTTCTCTATGTTTCTTGGCACTTGACCCCACGAATACCCTAGTTGCTCCAACCCTACGCTCACCATAAATCACTTTTATTGGAGCAAGCGCAGACGCTTTGTTTGCAAGCATACCTTGACCGTCCATGCTCGGAACATCTTCACCGGTGAGTGCTTGCATGATGGTGCCAATTGCCATCGAGATTCCGATGTTTATCACTGCCGCCGCAAACGCAATCGTTCCGGCACTAAGCCCTGTGACTCCGACTGCCGCGAAAAGCGCTGTTACTCCTGCCGCGCCTGCCATTAATTAGCGCCCCACAAATGGCTATGATTAATCGTAAACGCAACGTCTTGTGAACGACATTTATCGGCTAGATTCTCCGCCCACTCTTGTTTGAATGGTCGGCGTAATCCCCACGCTTCTTTTGATGCGGCAACGTGATTGATGCCGCTCAAGTCAACGTCACCAAACTCGCCCAACAATGGCACTGCCGAAACAAATCTCTGTTGAGCAGGAATCTTTTGTAAAAAACCAATCCGCCAATCGCATTCCCCCGATTCAGCAACAACACCCATCGCAATATTATCTGACCACTCAAATTGATCCGCCATGACTACCGCTCTCTCGATGCGTTTAGTCAATATTTCGTATCCGTGTTGCGGCGTGTCGTTCATGACTTTGAAAACACTCTTGATATAATCTAGCGGCACTGACTCATGAAATAAATCACTGCCAAATGCAACCGAAAATACTTTAGGGGCAGAAATGGTTGTCGGTATAGCTAACTGGTCTGGGCAAAGTTGAACCGAGTAATCTTCGCCGGTTCTCACAGAGTGCAAATAAGATGGGCAAGAATCGCATCCACCCGAAATTCTTTCGCATCCCTTGGTGACTTGCCACGTTATCCAGTTTTCCAAAACCTGACCCCCACCGACTTGTCGAAAGCGTGTAGTTTTCCACGACCTGCAATCAATATTTTATTGTCTTGATTAATGACCCCCATTGTCAACGTGCCATCATTCAAATGTGTCGCAACCTCGCATAACGCAATGTCACCATGCCGGGCAGTTGGTCTTGGAATCTCAGTCATATTATATAGTGTCGCAAGCTGCTCCATGACGCTTTCAATGCCACCTCCTGCATAATCTTTCAGCAACGAATACGCCTTGTTGCTGTCCGAGTATTTGCCCCGAAACCATGCGGCAATATCAACGCCAGACATTGCTAAAACGGCATCACCAACAAACAGACAACAATCGTGTTGCCCCCATGTGAAATCTGAGCCATGACGTTCGATCAGCAACCCATTCAGTTTAGCTTCCCAACCGGCAACGCGGATCATTTTATGCCCCACTTAATATCACTTAAAACGGCATCAGAGTATTGAAAGCCTTTATCAGTTGAGTCCCACCGACTCACTTGTTCATTGTGGCTTGTGTGCCGCCCACCTCTACGTTCAAAGTCGACCCAATGGCTTGCCGCTTCAATTGAAATTACACACGTTCCCGATTCGGGGTCTTCTGAAATAGCAGGCTTATTTATTCGCCCAGAAAACATAAGTACCGGGTCAGCGATTGGGGTCATTGCCGAGTTTAAAAAACATTTGTATAAATCCATTTGTCGATCTAGGTAATGCTTTGAAAGCAACATCGCCATGACCGATTGATCCACCCCCGAAAGTTGTGCTGTCATCGAGGATGTTATTAGTTCTGCTGTTTCTTCAATGTCGGAGAATCCTAAAAACGACCCGAATCCGATGTAAACTCCGGCATCAGTCGTTAAATCCCGATTGAAATCCGTCATCCTGACAACACCCTCATCCCAATGCAATTCAAGCAAGTGAACAACGATGCACTGATCTGCTGACATTTCGTCAATTGCATCTTGCGTTGCCCCTCGATAAGCCATTAGTTGATTACCTCAACGAGCGACAACTGGAAAGAATGAAAAGAATGAACATCAATGGATGTATCTTGTTGGTCACTCGCAAGCGCAACCGTAAACTCAACCGATTCACAGACGATGCTTTCGCCAGACTCAATATCCGCGTGAAGTGGTGGCTCGATGTGAACGCTAGTGCTATTCGGAACATTTGTGACCATGTAGCATTTGTTGTGACCACTGAATTTAATAAAGTCACCGGCAGCCAGCGATTGTGAACTTGTGCCAATTGAATATGCCCCTGCGTTTTGACTGATGAGCGCAGTGACAGATGCGTTTGTGCCGGTTGCGCTGTTGCCATAGCTACCCGGCACGAAAGTGAATGTTTCATACTGTCCTTTCCGAGCGACAATGAATGCCCACAGTGGGGCGAACTCAAGTCTGCTCATTGGCGGATATTCAGCTTCAATCATCCACCGATGCCCACCACGTTGTCTGACTTGCCGCTTGCCAGAATGTGTTTCTGATATGAGTGTTGGCGTGTGTGATTTGATCGTCAGTCCTTTGAACTTTGGATTTACGGGTAACTGCATTATGCTGTGACTCCCGTCCGACCTTGTTTGCGATAAGCATGGTCAATCATGCCGACAATGTGCTTCTGATTCTTCATCAGAAATGCTGTGCCGCTTTGCGTATCGACCGCATTGATTTGGAATGTGACATTGAGCGAACTATTATCCTGCTGTGATGCACCTAGTTTATCATTTGGCACAATCGTTCCCGATGTTCTTGGAACAAATAACTCTGCCCCTCTCTCACCGACAATATACGGTGTGCGACTTGAAACTGATCCGCCTTTGGCTTTTTTCTCTAGAGTCCAACCACTATTTTTGGCAGGCATCTTTGGTTTTCCCGTCATATCATCAAACAGTTTACCGAGGTCGTTCATTTTTCCTGCGCTTGCATTCAAAAATGTGTCTTGGTCATTACTTATTGGAAGTGCGGTAATGGGAGGATTGTCGCTCAAGGCGAACGTGTTTGCCGCTCCAGTTGCCTGTGGCATATTAAATGAAGCGACTGCGCTCTTAACCAATCCAATACTAGCGAGTATGGCTCGTAATATTAAGGTTTTCATAATCATTGCGGCAATATCAATCAAAATTGACTTCGCAAAATCTTTAAACGATGCCTTTCCTGTCGCCATTGCTTCAGCCATTCCTCTACCTAGATTAGTAGCAAAACTGTTTCCCAGATTAGCCACCGCTTTATCTGTGTCACCAATATCTTTATTTAACGCCATAAGTTCAGCCCTTACGCCGTCAAATGTTGGAGTTTGCATCTCAAAAAGATCATCTGTTGGTGGTTTAATATTAGGATCGGATACATCCCACTGCAAATCAAGCATTCCTTGACTAGACTCTATGAGGTCTTTTGTCTTTTCATCTACAGCAGTTAACTCAGTTAAATAGTCTGACGCGGCTTTTGATGATGCTAAAAATGCGTCATGAACCACTTTTTGAAATGTGGTCAGACTCTCGCTAACCTTTAAATTAGACTTGAACATCCAGTTCATGAAGTCAACATACGCTGTAGTTATTGAAAGCAACCCGGTTATAGCGGCATCTCGCATCAAATCTATTCCGGCGGCTACCCCTAAAGCCGCAAGGTATAAATACTTACCTGCTTTGACAACAGCCTTACTGAACGCTTGTAGCCAAGGTTCTTTTAGAACTTCGCGTAAATCCTTAATATAACCGGTGAATGCTCTGATGCCATCTGCCATTGCGTCAAAAACACCGGTATTGCCTATGGCAACAAGAAAGTAATTCCACTCGTTAGTCATTCGTTCAAATGCCGCGCCTGCTTGCTTTGACGCTCTTACCGCAACACTTTCAAACTTCGTTTGTAGAACTGTTGCTAATTTCGGCAATAGATCAACCGCAAGGATTTTCCCCTGCTCCAACATCTTTGACATCTCAGCAGTAGTCAGCCCCATAGCTTTTGCCGCCATTGGAAAAGCGCCCGGTAAATGCTCTCCAAGTTGACCCCTTAACTCCTCGGCTTGTACGTTGGCTTTTGATAACATTTGCTCTAAAGCCTTGAGTGTTAAGCGTGTATTTTCCGAACTTAACCCCATTGCGGCGGCGGCGGTTGCTACAGAACTAAACACCCTATCCGATGTTTGTAATTCCATTCCGGTTTCTTTTGCGGCAATGGAAAACTTCTTGTAAGCGTCAGCAGTCGCAATAAAATTTATTCCAAGTCGATCTGATAGTGTTTTAATCTTCTCGACTTCTTTCCTAGCCGCACCAATAGAACCGGTTGACGCAATCATGGAGTTCATGAAAGCATCCATGCGTCTATTTGCAGTAAATACTGATTTTGCTAACAAGCCAAAACCGGCGGCGGCTCCGGCTAATCCGGCGGCAGGAATCGACCCTAGAGATGCGTTAAGCTGAACTGCTTGCAATTTAGCATTACGCAACACTCT